GGCAGTTGAAATGCTGTGGCGGCTTTGGGCCTTTGCCGTATTCAAACTCTTGTCCATCTAAGGCGCGACAAATTGGTGACGTGCGGCTGTCGAGCGTTGAGACGTAGCGATAACGCTTGGTGATGTCTTGGTTTGCTTTGTAGACCTGCTGACTACTTTCGTTCGCAACCTGATTAACGCTCGTTCGCACGAGCGCCATAACTTGGTGATTTGCTACTGAAGTAACTTGGCCGCCCGCTTGCGCAATCTGCCTTGCGCTTCCAGGCTGCCCAAAACGCAATCTGCCTTTCAAGCGTCGAGCGAGCTTGTCCGTTGACTCACCAGTTAGCAGCCCATTTCGCACTGTCTTCGCAAATAGATCGGCTTGCGAGGTTGCTAAGCCCCTGAAAGACTTTTCAAGAACCTTTCCGTTTGGGAGAGTGATTGTCGTTCCTTGTGCAGCCGTCAGCGTGAACGTTTGAGGCGCTCCTGCTACCGCCGCTTGTAAATCGTCGCTGAGAGTCACGACGTTAATCGCAGTTGGGTCTACAGTTGCGACAGATCTAGCGAATTGCGGGCTGATCTGAACGCTGCGAATCTGATCACGCAACTCAATAGGCAGAGCCTTGCGCAGCTGCTCCTCTACAAATTCGGATTGCAAAACAGTCAAGCCCTGCAGCTCCTCAATTGCAATTGCGGTGCTTGCCTCCGCCCAGCCCTCTAGCGATTCTTTTAATTGCGCGAGGATCGCCCGAAGCCGTGCAGCCTTTGCAGGCGCTGCAAGCTCATCAATGCCACGAAGCTTATCAACAGCGTCCAAAACAAGATCGTTGTATGCAGCAGCAATTCGCTTGGCAACACCGTTGCTAAATCGATTGAGATCGATTGCATTGCGATAAAGCTCCGCGGGGGTACTCATGACGGCTCAATTCCAAGCTCGGACGCAGCCGCAATAGATAGAGCAGAAACATCTGCCCCTGCCCTTAACGCAGCCTTGACTGTGCTGTGAAATTCAGCTCGTGCATCTAGGTCATAAAGATGAATGTGCGACTCACTAACGGAGCGAACTTTGCCTTGATCAAACCATGTCAAACGGATCACTGCAAAATATTCATTGGCAAGATCCTCGTTCGCAAAGAACAGCAACTGCCTCCTCGGTGGCTCAGGCTTCCGAAGGTTATCCAGCCAGCTCATCGACTTCGGCATCCGCTTCTGGCATTGTGGCCTCTGTGGAGGGCTCAGGCTGCTGGGGAGCCTCAATTGAGTCAATCAACCCACCTGCTTGCGTTGCCTCCAGCTCGTTTTCAACATCAAAGTCGTCACCCAAAACCTCACCGGCTTCAAGCTGAAGAAGCAAGGTCTCCTGGGTGATGGTGCCGGCGGTGTAAAGCTGCAGCAGGGCCTGGATCTCTTGAGGTTCCAGCCTGGTTCCCATGAAGTCACGATTGACCAAACTGCTGCCCGCGTTTGCTTCGTTCATGAACTGAGCATGGAAACGAAGAGAATTGTCGATCAGATCCTGCATCTGCTGGGCGACAACCATCATGGTGCTGTCGCCTTGACTGCGATCAATCCGCTTGGCTTCAGCCGTCTCACCAACAAGCTTTGCGCCAAGAACTGCAGCCAGTCCCAGTTCGTTTATTTGAGACGCAATTTGATCCAGCCTACGGAACTGGGCGTCATAGCTGTTGCCTGCTGGCTCGATATATCGTGCATCACTTCCCTCGGGAAGAGCCATCGCCTCGCCAGGGCCGGCGCTAATTTCTTCGGCAGAGGCGGGAAATCCGAACAGCGCCAACATTGGAACTGCGCTGATATGCAGCTGATTGCTTAGATCGCTTTGCGTCTGGTAGTGCTGCAGATTCAGCTCGGCAATGTCAGCCAATGGTGGGAGTGATTCCAGAACACCCATCCGGTTTGAGTAAGCCACGCTGAACGGGATCTCACTCAAGCTTGTGCGGCCCTCATCAACAATCTGGAAATCGCCCTTGGCGTCTTTTTGATGAATCTCAAATGCGCCAGGCGTCAGCACTCTCACCTGCAGGATCTCTTTCTCGCCATAAAGGCCGTCAGGGACAAGAATCTTTTCCTGAAGTCGCAGTTGGGTCAGTTTTTGCTCCCCGTTCGCCAGCTCAGTGCGCCACCCCAAAATATCTCTTGGCGTCACCGTCACCCAATAGGGCCTGCCGTTGTCCCCCGCTTTCGGGGCATCAACAAGAACGCCAACGTGGCCGTAACGAATGCAGACTCTTGCCGTCGCAAACAACCATGTCTGCAGATCGTTGCCCTGCAGGTCTACATCAAACAACTGCTCCCGAATCTGATCTGAGACGTCATCAAGCCGAACAGGCTTTCGCGTGAGCATGCCCGCCAACATCCTTTCAAGGCGAACGTAATACGGAGACAAAACAGATCGCTGCAGTCTGTTGTCATATGCCTCATCAAGTTCACGAGGTTCTTGTGGAAGAAATTTGCGATGTCCCTTGCGAATTTTGTACGTTCCACCCAACAAATGTTCAATCAAACCCCAGTGGGGCTCCATGTTCATCCAAGCGGTGTTCGGGTCGTTAACGGCCGTGACATTGCCGATGCGTTGACGCCCACCAGAAAAGGCTGTGTACACAGTTACGACCCGCCCGACTTCGTCAGTTTAGTAAAGCCTGATGCCTGTGCTCCGTCCAGCGCGTGCGTGCAGCATGGAGAAGTCTCGATATACAAGGTAACCGAGGGCGTCATTCATATGATCGTAGCCCGCATCTTTGTCAGGATCTCCGGCCTCGGTATAACTTTGCAGCTCAAGGCACTCAATGGTGCGCTTGCACTTGGCTGCAATTTGCAGCCTCACTTCGCCTTTGCCGTTCTCCAGCAAAGCTTGTAGAGAAGCCACCCTATCGCGGATGGGAGGATTTGCTTTCGGCGATTGATTGCTGAACCCGTAGGACTCCAAGATCTGAATGTCCGTTCGTGAGGCATTCGTGCTTCTGTTGCCGCCTGATGCGTCAGGGTAGACGTAAACCTTGCGTCCGTTAGCACGGAGTCGTATCTCTTGGGCCATGGCGTCGGTGTCATGCGCACCGCTGATCTCGTCGATCAGGAGAAGGTTTTCTCCAAGACGAACACCGATCACTGCAGACATGTTGCCGATATTGAAGTCAACACCCACGCGGAGTGGTTCCATGCTGACGTCAGGAATCGAGCTTGTGACATGTTTTTCGCGACTGAACCGGTCATAAACTTGACCAGTTGTGAGATTGCAAAATTGGCCTTCTAGGTAAGCCTGCAACAGGCTTGGATCGTAGTTGGCTTGCAGTCTTTCGATGAAGTCTTGGGGCAGAAATGGGTTATCCGCCGAGCGCATCCTAATGAGCTTGCGGTCTTCGCGCTGCTGCGCCTCTTCGGTGCCAAAGGTGTTCCACATCCAACGGAAGCCTTCAGGCGTTGACGCGGCGCTGAACTGGCGCACGTTGCCGGCCCTAAGGCGGCCAAGGATCTTGGGAAGTGCAGCAGATATTCCGGCAACGGTGATGCGCGGAAGGTGTAGGGGATCTCGTACTGCTCAAGAAAGCCCTCGAAATCTGCCTGCCAGATATCACGAATCAAAGGCCCAGTAGGCTCCATGACGCAGCCAGTGAAGCCTTGATTGGCGGCGGCCATGAACACGCTCTTGGCCGCTAACGCACGCGTCTTGCCTGCGCCGTAGCCGGCAGAGATGCCAAGGATCTCGGTCTTGTCGTCATCAACAAAGGCGCGTTGGCCCGGATGCAGATCCTCCCGGATCCGATTGAGCAGCTTGGCAACGTCAAGTTGGGAGTTGCCTTCTCCAATGCGGTGCAGCACCGAGCCGGTCGGAATATGGCTCAGGATCCCGCTCACTGAAGCACCTGGGCAATCTGCGCGGCGGTCTTGATGCAGCCCAGTGCAGCGTTGAGGTTATTGGTCTTGCGGGCTTCCTTTTGGAGCGTAGCGAGCTGGGCCAGGATCTCTGCTGTAAAAGTCAGGCGGTCCGTTTCCCAGTCAGCGCGCAAGATGTCCCGCGCACGGGCGATGTACGTGTCAGCGGTGCGCTCTGACGCCTCCCACTCCTTTGCTGCGTACTGCAGGATTTCGGACCGCACTGCGCCGTTTGCCAAAAGGCGTGCGACGCGGTTGATCCGCATATCCATTTCAATTTTGGTTGACTTCTTCCCCATCAGTCCTCCCGAGGAGCCAACACAGCGTCCTTACCAGTGAATTCTGACCAACGCTGGACGATGACGTCGCAGTAGGCGGGGTCAAGCTCCATGAGTCGAGCGTGACGCCTGATTCGCTCACACGCAATGATCGTGGTGCCTGAACCGCCAAAAGAGTCGAGCACGAGCTGGTTTGGCTTGGTGGAATTGTCGATTTGATATTGGAAGAGATCGACGGGCTTCATGGTTGGGTGCTGCCCGTTGCGACTGGGTTTGTCGAACTCAAGGACAGTGGTTTGTTTGCGATCTGCGTTCCAGGTGTGAGCTGCTCCTTCAGTCCAGCCGTAAAGGCAAGGCTCGTGCTTCCAGTGATAATCCTGCCGTCCCATGACAAGAGATGACTTAAGCCAGATCAAGCATTGCCGAATCTTCCAGCCGTTGTCTTGAGCAGCGCCTCGGAAGTTGTAGCCCTCAGAGTCTGCGTGCCAGATGTAAAACGCCGCACCGGGCTTAAGAACCTGATTAGCCGAGGAGTAGACGTCGCAAAGGAACTGACGGAACTCACCGTCGGCCATGCTGTCGTTTTTGATCGTCAGGGCGTCCTTGGTTTTGCCTTCGTAATCGACGTTGTATGGCGGATCAGTGAGCCACAGGTCGGCTAGCTGGCCGTCCATCAAGCGTTGGAGGTGCTGCGGGTTGGTTGAGTCGCCGCAGAGCAAACGGTGGTTGCCAAGGACCCAAAGGTCGCCTGGCTTGGTGATCGGCTCCTCTGGTGCGTCAGGGACCGCGTCGGGATCGGTGTTGCCTTCGACAGGGTCGACCTCAACGACGTTTAACAGCTCGTCAAGGTCATCTTGGTTGAACCACGGGTCAAGCTCGTGCTCCTCAGACAGGCGATGCAGCATTTCAAGATCCCACTCGCTGAGATCGGCGGTGCGGTTGTCGGCAAGGGCAAGGCCGACCTTTTGCTCTTCGGAGAGGCCGGTTCGGCGGACAGCGATGACTTCGTCGCCTTCTGACTCAATGATGCGGACGCGGCGGATGCCGGCAGCCTTGGCCCCATCGATGGTGCCGTTGCCAGCAAGGATGCGGTTCTCCTCGTCGATGAC